TACTTGTCCGTTAAAAAATCAAAGAAGGGACCTCTTAAGCAGATTGTACCATCCTACCAGTCTCTAAAGAATGACTACACATTGCTATGGGATATGCCTAGTAACGAAGGGTATATTAATATAGTAGCAGTGATGCAGAAGTTCTTTGACCAAGCTATTAGTGGTAACTGGAGTTACAATCCAGAGAATTATCCTAATAATGAAGTCCCTGTGTCTGTCATGGCGAATGATTTGTTAACAACCTATAAGTTAGGTTGGAAGACATCATATTATCAGAATACATATGATGCTAAGAAGGATGTAGATGAGCCAGCACATCCAATAGGATGGCATGAGTTTCAACCTACGTCTGGTAATGATATCAATGCATTGTTAGATGAGCTAGCGAATGCAGATCAAGAAGAATGTGAGGCTTGTAATGTTTAGTACAGAGATAAAAGAAGGGACTAAGAAGTCCCATAACGCAGCAGAGAATACTAAGTTTGTATCATCATTCCTTAAGGGTTGTGTAGACCCTGAGGAATATAGGAAGTTGTTAGTCAACTTCTATCATGTGTATTCCAACATGGAAGCAGAGATTCGTGAAACAAATGACCCTTTAGCATCGACATTAAAGCAATGGTGTGTTAAACTTAACAGGTCATCATTCCTAGAGAGAGACCTGAGATATTTCTTTGGTCCTATGTTTAGGGATAACTTAGAACCATCTGAAGCTGCAAAGACTTATGTGCATAGGATTCGTGAGGTCTCAGACAATGACCCTTACTTACTCATAGCACACCACTACACACGTTACATAGGTGACCTGTCTGGTGGACAAATATTGAGAGGAATAGCTAAGAAGGCACTCAACCCACCAGAGGGTGAGGGTTTACACTTCTATGATTTTCCACATATTACAGATGCCAAGGCATTTAAGACTGACTATAGAGCAGCCCTAGATTGTCTGGTGTTAAGTGAGCAACAAAAGAATGCTCTTATTACTGAAGCAAATTATGCTTTCCGTTTAAACATGTATATCTTTGATGAAATCCAAGGAGATACAGGTAAGTCTGTGCTTAAACTCCTTTGGAATACTATCAAAGGTACAGCACAGACACGTCCATGGTAAATGAAATACGAATTTTCACGACAATTCGGACCTGGGTCTGACCCATGGTATGCTAAGATGGAGAGGTGGGCATACCGACAACCAAACTGGTTTGTCAAGTATTTCTCACTCGGTTTCATAGCATGGTTGAAAAAAATCTGGATTGATGGTAAGATTATCCAAACCATGAATCAGGTTGATGACCAAACAGCACAACTTATCCAACAGTGGGAGGAAGATGACAGAAGAAAACACGCAGGACACATCCTGGAGACAGGAGTATTTGGAGATGAAGGCTGGTCTATCGAAATTACAAATCCAGTTATTGACAGAGGGACCCCATCAACTAGCACAGGCATGGTTACTCCAAGCGATGCACAACGATTACAACAAGATGAAGGGGATCAAACCTGATTATCCTGATGAAAACACAGGGCAACTACAATCATCCTTCAAAGAGTTTAATAAGAAATGGGACTAACGGTCTTTAATACTACTAAAGTAGACACCACCAAACAACCTATGTTCTTTGGTGCTCCCTTGGGTATGCAACGGTATGATGAATACAAATACCCTGACTTTGATAAGTTAACTCAGACACAACTGGGTTATTTCTGGAGACCAGAAGAGGTTTCCTTACAAAAAGATAGAGCAGATTACAAAACCCTAACAGAGCAACAGAAGCACATATATACAAGTAACCTGAAGTATCAGATCCTTCTTGACTCAGTGCAAGGAAGAGGACCAGGTATGGCATTCAGTCCCTTCTGTTCTTTACCAGAATTGGAAGGGTGCATGGGTGTGTGGGAATTTATGGAGCAGATTCATAGTAGATCATACACACATATTATTAAGAATGTTTATGCAGACCCTAGTGAAGTATTTGACAGCGTATTAGATGACGATAAGATACTAGCAAGGGCTGAGTCAGTTACTCAGGCTTATAATTCTTTTATTGAATACGCAGGTCAGTATGCTAGTGGTAACCTATGGGCTAAGGATGCCAGGTCATCACCAAGTCATCAGTGGACAATAAAAGATCTTAAACGTGCTCTTTATCTTGCAATTACTAATGTTAACATTCTTGAAGGCATCAGATTCTATGTCTCATTCGCTTGCTCGTTTGCGTTTGGTGAACTCAAACTTATGGAGGGATCCGCTAAGATTATCTCTCTCATCGCACGAGACGAAAGTCAGCATCTTGCACTTACTCAGAAAATAATTTACAAATGGAGGAAGGGTGATGACCCTGTAATCCAAGAGATTATGGAGGAAGAAAAGGAAACTGTGATCCGAATGTTTAGGGACGCAGTGGAGGAAGAGAAAGAGTGGGCTAGATATCTATTTAAAGATGGCAGTATGATAGGTCTTAATGAGAGATTACTATCACAATACGTTGAATGGATTGCTAACAGAAGAATGAAAGCAATCAAATTAGATCCAATTTATGACATTCCAGCTAAGAATAATCCTTTACCTTGGACAGAACACTGGCTAAATAGCAAAGGACAACAAAATGCACCTCAGGAAACTGAGATTGAATCTTACATAGTTGGAGGAATTAAACAGGATGTCGAATCTAATACCTTTAGCGGATTTAAGCTCTGATCTTTGGAAGAAGGTTAGAAAACAATGGTTTAAAGAAGATGAGTCGATGGAAGACACCCGAAGAGAGGATGATCCGCTCGCTGAAAGACCCGAAAGCTGGTATAAGGGACCACTTATCTTTTCTGAGATCCTTGAAGAGGGATTTAAAGAGGCAGAAGAAGTGTACGCCACATCCAGACAGTACGAGCAAACGCACGACTCGGAAGGGTGTTAAGAAAAGTATCAAAGATAACAAAAAAAGTGCATAAATAGTCATAGTATGCTAACATACTATTACGTTCAGTCTATTACAGACCGCAAGTAAGCCGACACGGAACGGATTATCGTTCATCCTTATGTATCACATACTACTCAGTTTAATAGCTATCGGTGCACCACTTGATTGTGACCACACTGCTGAGCTATTAGAAAATGTAAGTAACAATCCTAATAAGACCGAGAGATTGGAATTAACAAGGGTTATTATTGCACATACTGATCCAGCATGTTTTCCAGAGGACGCAAATGCCGACTGAAGGAACGGGTTATTCACCCTACCTGAGGACAAGCCAATGGCACAAGTCACTTACCGTGGTGTCAAGTATGACACTAACGATAGTCGCTCTAACAGCAAGAGCAATGCTTCTCTCACATATCGTGGAGTAAAGCATGACAGCAAAGCAGTTGCTGTCTAACTAAATAGTGGGGAGATAAAACTCCCCATTTTTTATGAAAATTGATACCCAAGGGATGAGTGGTCCTGCTGACCCTAACTATAAAGGGAGACCTTTAGCAGAGCAGCAAGAGAACCTTCCCAAAGCAATCATCACACCTAAGAGATTATTTACTGAGAGTTATGTTAAGGAGATGAAGATCCTTATCAATGAAGTACTAGACGAGAGAGAATATAAGAAACAATTAGGTCAAGCAGTTGACAATCCCACACCTCCTGGTGTATCATACTTTGATGTTGACAAATTCAAACATTGCATTGATGATCCAGAGCCAGATTATCCATTAGAATCTAAATAGAAATACATCTATCCTTTAGTGCAAGGGTGGATGATATGAGATGGACTGGGAGTGTGAAGTTAAAAAGGAATCACTAGAGAATATGATTATTGTTTACGAACAAGAGATTAAAAAACTAGAGTTGGAGAAGAATGATCTCAAAGCAGAGGTCGAGTTTTTAAAAGAACAATTAGAATATAAAACTTATGGTCAGCCGAAAGAAGATAGGGGTGCTGTGTAGCGGTAACGGATCTAACTTCGAGAATATTGTAAGGACATGCACCAAACATGAAGTTGTATTAATGATATACAACAAGAAAGATTGTAAAGCAAGAGCTAGAGCAGGAGCATTAGGTATACCTTCTGCATATAGTAACGATGAGAACTGGATAATAAATGAATTGAAATGGGCGGGTGTTGATATAATAGTATTAGCAGGATGGATGAAGATATTGTCAAAGCATTTTGTAGATTCATTTCCTAGAAAGATAATTAATCTACACCCCTCATTACTACCAAAGTATAAGGGATTACATGCTATTGAACAGGCACTAAATAATGGTGACGAAAAGACAGGGTGCACTGTGCATTATGTCACTGAAGAGTTAGACTCTGGTGAGATAATACTACAAGGTGAGGTACCAATCAAACCTGATGACACTGTTGAGTCACTAACAAGAGCAGTCCACATGAAAGAATGGGCACTGCTACCAGCCGCAGTTGATATGTTATGAAACCGCAAAGTGCGAAAGCGAAAGGAAGAAAGTTCCAGCAGTGGGTGAGAGACCAACTGATAGAGAATAGAAATATACATCCAGAAGACATAGAGTCTAGAAGTATGGGTGCAGGTGGAGAAGACTTGATTATGGCTAGGGATGCTAGACAAAAGTTTCCCTTTAGTATAGAATGTAAGAATCAAGAGAAGTTAAATGTATATGATGCATACGATCAAGCGTGTGCTAATGCAGGAGACCATCAACCTATCCTATTCATGAAGAAGAATAAGAAGAAGGCTCTTGCTGTTGTTGATGCCGAGTGGTTTATAAAACATGTCAGTCTATAGTATGTTTTCCATTCCTATCATTCATTATGAGATAGAGAATTGGGATGTAAATAAACAAAAGATTCTTCAAGCATTACCTAAGGACAACCCTGAACATCAAGCTCCTGAGGATGAAGGTTTGATTACGGATTTCTTTGTCAATGCTAAGGAAGGTAACGATGAGTTGCCCCCTTATGCAGACGTAGTTATTGATATTATTAAACCATACTTAGCAGACTTCACTGACCAACGTCGAGTGGAGTTTACTGATATGTGGCATCAAACATATCCTTTAGGGACAGACCACCCTGTGCACAATCATGGTCACAGTGGTTGGTCAGCAATAATATATGTTGACTTTCACCCTGAGATACATAGACCTACTACTTTCTACTCACCATTCTTAAACCCATGGTCGGGTAACGTAGAGACATTTGAACCACCTGCTAAGGAGGGTGACATGTTACTGTGGCCTTCAACTATTCTACATGAAGCACCAAGAAACAGGTCTAAAGTACCACGCACTATCATCTCCTATAATCTTAGAGGTAAGGTTGATGTAGTTAAGAGGGAAATGTGGCAAGGAGATCCAATAAGAAAAGTTTATGTGAAAAGAGATGCATCTAACATATGATATTAGATCTCATATAGATCCTCATAAGATAGACCAGTTTAATGCTGAGATATTAGATGTAGTAAAGAGAAGCACTAGACTACCAGTTAAAGGTGGTGGTCAGAGGACAGGTTGGTTTTGGGGTTTTGAAAATAGAAATCACCCAACAGTTTCTAAATTAATGGATTGGATAGAGGAAATCATACCTATGGCAACAGCAACGTATGCTGAGGGGGAAGGTGGATGCTACCCAGAGAAGATGAAAATCGTAGAGTGTTGGTCTCTGTTATATAATAGAGGTGAGGGAGTGATGAAACATAATCACTTTCCATATACTCTAGCGTTTGTTTACTATGTAAACGCACCTAAAGGATGTTCACCTACTCAGTTAGAATACGAAGAGGTCGAACCAGATCCAGGACAGATGTTAGTCCTACAAGGTAATGCATATCATGCTGTACCTCCATCAGATGTGGATGGTAGGTGTGTTGTTGCAGGACTTGCACATTATATCCCATAGTGCTAGAATAAATCGATGAGCGAAGTTGTAACATATAAAGGAAGATTCTGTCAAAGGATTGATGATTTTATATGGGGAGATTTTATAGATACTAAGATCTGTGATGCACTTATGCTTTTCTGGGAGAAGCAGGACATCTTACCTGTCACACCTGGTCAAGTGTATGAGCATGGAGATATTGGAGTCAATAAAGATTACAAAGACTCAATGGATGTGCATATTCCTCATCAGTTGGGTGTACCAATGGTGCAGGAATATAATCAAGCACTACAGGAGGTGCTAACAAAGTATTGTGAAAGGTTCCCTTTCTGTGAGACCTCACGGTTTCAGATAGTGGAACCTCTTAGTTTACAATGTTATCCTGTAGGTGGTGGATTCAAGGAGTGGCATACCGAAAGGTTAAGTCCTCTACCAGGTAATGTATACAGACACCTAGTCTTTATGACATACCTTAATGATGTGCCAGATGGAGGCACTGAATGGTACCACCAAGACAAGTATGTCCCTGCTCAAAAGGGTTATACTGTCATATGGCCTGCCGATTGGACTCATTTCCATCGAGGTCGAGTCAGTCACACATCGGAGAAACAAATCATAACAGGTTGGTTCTCTTTTATATAAAGGAAGAATGGCACTAAAGGATCAAGGGGCAATCCCTAAAGAATCTCAGGATGAATCATGGAATAGAGCACTTGATATCTTTATCGAGTCTGTCCATAAACCTGACGATTCACTACGCTCTTGTGCACACAATCAAAAGTGCTACAATGAGCTTATGTTAATCAGAGATGATATCATAGAACACTTACACACACTGAGGAAAAAGAAATGACTTGTGGATTACATGATAAATTTGAAACTGCTGTGGATGCTGTTAAAGAAGCATTCAAAGCTGCTGTAGATGATAAAGGTTTTGATAGGGCTACTTTGGGTGAGGTTTGGAGACACTATCAAGGATTACAAACTATTCAAGAGAGTCTTGGAGGATTATCAGAAGGAAGAGGTGTTGACATAAGCTTCACACCAGATATAAACTTAGAAGATAACCTTACCTTCACTACTGATGGGTATGGTGCTGCTGATACTATCTCTATCCCTGACTCATATGGGAGTGATGTCATAACCTTTGGTGATATTACAGATAAGGAAGAGTAATGGACATTGGGGTACCCACACCCCAGGGGCTTGACAAGACCTTAAGGTTTGCTATATAGTATTGTTACGTTACTTAACAAAAGTAAACATTATGACACAATCCGTGGCAAAACGGTACACAACTACCGAATCAGGTGGAAGACAAAACATCTTTCCTTCTGAGCCAAGAATCGAGGTCTTACAAGACCAAGACTATTGGAAGAATGCTGAGTTACTCAATGGTCGCCTTGCGATGATTGGTTTAGTCGCAGCAGTAATCAACTACTCCATCTTTGGATGGATCATTCCAGGATTTGCTTAGTCGAAGCAGGTCTCTTTAAATTTCTACCCCTATTAATCTAAGAAAATGACACCAGAAGCAGAAAAGTTTAACGGTTGGGCAGCCATGATTGGTTTTGTCGCAGCAATAGGTGCTTACGTCACCACAGGACAAATCATTCCTGGAATCTTTTAAAGTATAAATACTTATTCACAAAAGTTAACAATACAAATGGGCGACTACTTAGCCGCAACAGACAGTATATCACCACTAATGGCAGTCCTCTGGGTTTTCTATCCCATGGCTGCTTTAGTCGTAATCGATCTTCTTTTAAGAGCAATAGATAATGATGACGACGATGATGAAGGTGGTGGTGTAATGACCCCAGTTTATCAAGGAGCAGAATCTTAATGCCTTTTATAGTTTTCGGTTGCATCTTAGCAACTACAGCATTCACTAACATATCTTGGATGGTAATACAGTGATCTTTTTAGCAAAACCATCCGTGTATACTTTACCAGGTACATGGGAGAAGCAACCTTTAATTGAGCCTGGTCTTGCTATACCTATAATAATTGGAGTAATTGTTATAGGACTACTAGGTTATGGAATTTACATGACATTTGGTAAAGGTAAGGAAGGACTCAGAGATGAGATAGATGAGCATGCTAAGATGCATGAGTTAGGAATAGCACACGGTCATAAACCTAAGAAGACATGAAACTTCGTCTCCCACGAAAGAAACTATGGCTAGCTGCCTTGAAACTTCAAAGGTGGCCTGTCAAGTGGTGGGATGAGAAGGTGGAAGAGAGAAGAAATAAAGAAAAGATTCGTAAAGAAAAAGTAGCGAGACTTTATCCTAAAAAATGACTTTTATTATAGCAGTAATGTCCTTTGCAAACTTTGTATTCTATCCTCTAGTGATAGGGACAATCATTGCAGTCATTATTGAACAGATCTTTAGACAAACTGGTAACGAAGATGACCCTAAAGCAGTACGAAATGTTATACTCTCTATGGGAATTAGAAAGTACCTTTATCGCCAAGCATGGACCTTTAATATTATTTGGTTTGTCGGCTATGCGATCCTTTTATTTGTAGTAAGACCAGGGCAGGGAATGCCTGATATGATATGGCAAGGCTAGAAACCACATTAATAACTGTCCCTCAGGGGTTGCATGGATTACTAGAATTTGGTATGATATGTGCAATAGGATTTATTGTATTTTAAAATGATTGAAGGTTGGAGTTATGATGATGGCAATCTAGAGAAACGTAAGTTATGTCTAGCATGTTTTAGTAAGGCAGGATTGGGAATAAATAAATCCATCTATGAATTTTGTCAAGACTATATTGAGTCAGGTAAGTTAGAACAATTCCTACCTACCCAACAAAATAATATGTTACAAGATGAAGTAAAGAAATACGATGGTGACTATCTTCGTATGACATGTGACGCTATAATGAAAGAGTATAATAATAGATGAAAGTTGTAATCGTTGGTGGTGGTACTGCTGCATGGATGGCAGCTGCTGCACTCGCAAAAACATTTCCACATTATAATATCACCTTGATTAAAGGTGGTGACCCTATCGGAGTGGGTGAATCTACAACTCCTCACATCAATCAATACCTAAAGTATATGGGTATAGATGATAAGACATTCTTATTAGCAGCGAGAGCAACATATAAATCATCATCAAGATTTGAAAACTTTACTGAGTTAGACCACGTTTTCCATTATCCTAATGGACAATCACAGGCAATAGGTTTAACTGATGCTACCTTCCATGATTGGATGTGTGCAAAGGCATATGGACTCCAACCCCCTCCCTTTGCTGATGTCTTCATGCCGTTCGTAACGGTGGCAGAAGAAAAGAAGATGCCAATTAATAATTCTCTACTCTTCCCTTATGATTTATCTAAAGACAGGTCATTCCACATCGATGGAAGTAAATTCTCTGCCTATTTACAAGAAACTTTTTGTAGTAATGTTAGAGTGGTCGATAGTGAAGTTAAGTCGGTTAGTTATAAAGCAGGAAGAATACAATTTATCACTGTGGAGAGAGGAGAGACTGACCTCAGGAACCCGCAAGTTGACGCAGATCTCTATCTCGACTGTACTGGGCAAAAATCTACACTAGGTGGTGCTATGACTCGTTGGATAGATTTCCCTTCTATCCCAACAGACACTGCTGTTATAAGAAAGAGAGAATATACTGATAAAGATAAGGAGATGGTACCATACACCAACGCAAAGGGTATGAGTGCAGGATGGATGTGGACTATCCCAACGTGGGATTATATTTCAGAGGGATATGTATTCTCATCCAAGTATAGGTCACCCGAAGGTGCTATGCATGAGTCAGGTCTCCATAATGGTAAGGTAATTAAGTTTAGAAATGGTAAGCAGAAGGAAGCATGGGTAGGTAACTGTGTGATGATAGGTTTATCATATAGTTTCATTGAACCATTAGAATCTACCTCATTATTCTCAGCACACCATGGTATCCTTGCTCTCTGTGATAGTTTGAGAGAGGAACCTGGTATTAATAAGTTTATGAAGGACAGGTTCAATCATAATATGAATGAGCATGTTGAAGGGTGGAAAGAGTTTGTTGAAGCACACTATTACTATTCTCGTAGGACAGACACAGAATTTTGGGAGGAAGCAACCCAGAGGACACACTATGAACCCAAGGGTGCTCACGATTTAGTCCGATTCCACATGGTAGGGGGTGATCCAGTTCAACATGAGGCACAACCCATACTTTACATTTTGGGCGGGGCAGGTTATACTACAGTTAGGAAGAGGTCATATCAGTACTTTGATTATCCTTCTGTCTCCTCTAAAAAGGTTGATGAATGGGTACATCTTTACGAAAGACGCAAGAAACTTGCTGAGTCTCTACCTACAATGTATAAATATCTAAAGGAAAACTTCTACTCATGAACATTCTACCAGAAATCTTTGACAAGCAAGCTAGGTTTAAACCTTGGTTGTGGGAGAAGTATGGAGATACTTTTGACGATGAAAAGAATCGTCAGAAGACTAAAGAAAAGGAAGCAGAGTTGAAGTACCAGAAAGATCGTATGATGCACGGTAAGAAAAAGACTGGGCATTCAAAAGACTCTCCAACATACAAACAGTTTGTTGCTAAAGCAAAGGCAGGTCCAGGTTTAAAGAGAGGAGAGGTCAAGAGATACGATAAGAAGAAAAAGAAATGGGTGAGTAACAAAGACTAATGACTATATTATTCATTGTTACATCAGGTATCCTGCTATATTATGCTATGATGTTAATGTCACAGGGATGGACAGCAATGGATCAACCACCAGAGAAACCTAAACTTCATCCTGAGATGCAGGAGGTGAAGAATGGTGAGGAATTATTAGTAGTTAACTTCGCCAAGATTAATCCACGAGACCCATTACATCAAGCGTTGGAGAATAGAATAGAGCAAGGTCAGATAGATGACCCATGGGATGATGAAGATGATGATGACGATGGTGGAGCATTAGTACCAGCAATTAGGAAATAATATGGAAGATGATCCTTGCTCATTCTTATGGGATACAGGAGAGGAAGAGTGGTCTTCCTCACAAGACTCAGGTGACATCTTATTCGATGATGAACCTGTAATGAAACTAGATTTTAACGATTACAAATGACTTACTTTGCACCAGATAAGATTCCTTATGATGCATGGTTTGACCCAGAAATAGACCCTATGGATTTAGCACCAAGTAGTTTCGAGCCTCAAGATGAGAGTGACGAAATAGAAAACGAAAAGACCATGCATGAGAAGATGTATGAGATTGCAACGTCTAAGTATAATCCGTTTGCAGTAGGTGGAAGCGAATCAATACGAGACAAAAGAAGAAGTGGCACAGACCCCTCTTGACAAAACTTTACAAAGCATATATAGTGTTAGTGTCTTCGGACATTTCATCTTACCCCTAACCAAGACCATGGGGATTCCCTATCGGGATTAGTCTTATCATACCGCACACAAATGTTCTTTTAATTTCAATGACTTCTATCTCAAGAAGAGAGCAAGGTTTATTGTCAGGATGGAGCGAGTTTTGTGAGTGGGTTACGAGTACAAACAACCGCATTTATGTTGGTTGGTTTGGAGTTCTTATGATTCCATGCTTGTTAGCTGCTGCTACTTGCTTTATCGTGGCATTTATTGCTGCTCCCCCTGTCGATATCGACGGGATCAGAGAACCAGTTGCTGGTTCTTTCATGTATGGTAACAACATCATCTCTGGTGCTGTAGTTCCATCTTCCAACGCTATTGGATTACACTTCTACCCTATATGGGAAGCTGCCACACTAGATGAGTGGTTGTATAACGGAGGTCCATATCAGTTGGTAATCTTCCACTTCTTAATTGGAATCTCTGCCTACATGGGTAGACAGTGGGAGTTATCATACCGCTTAGGTATGCGTCCATGGATCTGTGTAGCATATTCTGCTCCAGTATCTGCTGCATTCGCAGTATTCTTAGTGTATCCTTTCGGACAAGGATCCTTCTCTGATGGTATGCCTCTAGGTATATCAGGGACATTCAACTTTATGTTTGTCTTCCAAGCAGAGCACAACATATTAATGCACCCCTTCCATATGGCAGGTGTAGCAGGTATGTTTGGAGGAGCACTCTTTAGTGCTATGCATGGTTCTCTAGTTACTTCTTCTCTAATCAGAGAGACAACAGAAACAGAGAGTCAAAACTACGGTTACAAATTCGGACAAGAGACAGAGACATATAATATTGTTGCTGCTCATGGATACTTCGGTAGATTAATCTTCCAGTATGCATCATTCAACAACAGTAGAAGTCTTCACTTCTTCCTTGCTGTATTCCCTGTAGTCTGTGTATGGTTAACCTCTATGGGTATCTGTACAATGGCATTCAACCTTAACGGTTT